GGCTGCGGTGCAGCACCGGGTAGAGGGTGTAACGGAGACCGCCCCCGCCACTACGGCAGGCACCACGGCGGCTGCCACCCGGGGCACCACCACTACGGAGCCGGCGTCCATGCAGCAGTCGGATACCAATATGCCTTACAAGAGTTTTTACAAATATCCGGTGTCCGAGAGCGTGCAGCAAAGCTACAATGAGGAGCTGACTTTTAACCGCACCATGGGGGACTACCGTGCCCATGCGGCAGTGGACTTTAAGGCCAACAAGGGCGCCAAGGTGAGCGCCATCAACGACGGCCTGGTGCTGTCCGTTAAGACGGACGCCCTGCTGGGCAAGGTCATCACCATTGACCACGGGGGCAACCTGGTGGCCCAATACTGTGGTATGGATGCAGTGAATGTTTCTGCCGGAAATTATGTGACTTTGGGTCAGGATTTAGGCACCCTGGGCACCGTACCTTTTGAGGCGGAAGAGGCGCCCCACCTGCACTTGATCACCACCATGAACAAGGAGACGGTAGATCCGCTGAAGGTGATGAGCAAGACCAAGGACTGATAAAACGGAATAAGGAAGCAAAAAAAGTCGGTATTTTTTACCGACTTTTTTCTTTTTATAGAGCCTTTCGTCTATAACCCGGCGGTTTTCAAGGGTATAGGTGAAGGGCGCTTTTTCGGTGCGGCGTCCTTTTGCAGGAGGTGAGCCGATGGGCAGACGAAAGAAAAAGAGCATACGGCAGGAATACACCGAGGGTTTAAGGCACCTTGCCTTTGGCGAAATACAGGATGCGGTACGGCTGCTGTATGCCCCGGAGGAGCAGATCTTGCCGGCGCTGGGGGAGATGGATCTCTTTAACATCAGCGAGATCAAGCGCCCTAAGGGCGGCGGTATGGAGATCAAATTCTTTGATCGGCTCAAGGCGCTGGAGAAGCTGCAAGCCCTGGAGGCGGCAGAGGGCAACACGGCGGCTGCCTTTTACCAGGCACTGGAGGCCGGTGCCAAGTGCGTTTGGCAGGAAGGGGGCGCCGGGGATCGTGACAGCGTTTAAGCCCTTTTCGCCCAAGCAGATGCAGGCGCTGACCTGGTGGTGCCCGGGGTCGCCCCACAGCGGCAAAAGCGGCATTATCTGCGACGGCGCCGTGCGCAGCGGCAAGACCCTGTGCATGAGCCTTTCCTTTGTCAGTTGGGCGTTCTATCGCTTCCGCGACACAGCCTTTGCCCTGTGCGGCAAGACGGTCGCTTCTCTAAGACGGAATGTGCTCACCCCGCTGACGGAGCAGTTGACGGCGCTGGGCTTTACCTGCACTTTTAAGATCAGCCGCAGCGAGCTGACGGTGCGCCGGGACGGACGGGAAAACCGCTTTTATCTGTTTGGCGGGCGAGACGAAAGCTCTGCCGCTTTGATCCAGGGTATGACCTTGGGCGGCGTGTTGCTGGACGAGGTGGCCTTAATGCCCCGCTCCTTTGTGGAGCAGGCGCTGGCCAGGTGCTCTCTGGAGGAGGCCACCTATTGGTTTAACTGCAATCCGGAGCACCCCTATCATTGGTTCTATAAAGAGTGGATCCAAAAAGCGGCGGAAAAGCAGGTGTTGTACCTGCACTTTCAGATGACGGACAATCCCTCTCTGTCTCCGGCGGTGCTGCGGCGGTACAAGCGACTGTACAGCGGCACCTTTTACCGCCGGTTCGTAGAGGGGCGCTGGGTGGCGGCAGACGGACTGGTGTACCCCATGTTTGACCCTAAGCGGCATGTGGGGGCGCCGGCAGCGCCTGCCGGGCCCTGGTATCTCTCTTGCGACTACGGCACGGTCAATCCCTTTTCCCTGGGGCTGTGGTGCCGAGACGGGGAATGCTGGTGCCGGGTGGCGGAGTATTACCACTCCGGTCGAGCCACCGGGGTGCAGCTCACCGACGAGGAATACTATGCCCACCTGTGCGAATTGGCGGGAGATCGGCCCATTGCGGCGCTGATCATTGACCCCTCCGCCGCCAGCTTTGCAGAGACGGTGCTGCGCCACGGCCGCTATCCGGTACTGAAGGCGGATAACGATGTGGTGGCGGGCATTCATCGGGTGAGCCGGGCACTGCAACAGGCGCAGATCAAGATTGCCCCCGGGTGCAAGGACGCATTGCGGGAGTTCTCCCTGTACCAGTGGGACAACAGTCTGCGCCGGGACGCACCGAAAAAAGAAAACGACCATGCAATGGACGACATTCGCTACTTTGTTTCTACCGTATTGAACGGTGAGGAGCCCGGCGGCGTATGCGCCCTTGCGGTAGAAAGGAAGTGATGTTTTGGGACGCTTTCGTTCCAAAGCGGGCGCCAAAAAAGGAGCAGGGGACTGCTGTGCGGTGCAGACCGGGCACCCGGCGGGTCAGCCCTTTTGCAGCTGGCAGTCCTACGGAGCGGTGACGGCGGACGCTGCGCTCTATCGTAATCTGCGAGAGAACATTCCCATTTTGGACGCGGCCATCGGCAAGCTGGTGCGTCTGACCGGCGGGTTCAGCCTGGACACCGGCAGCGATGGGCTGAATGCGCAGTTAAACCGAGCGCTGTCCGGGATCAATGTAGGCGGCAACCAGCAGGGGATTGAGGCTTTTATCGCCACTTATTTGGATCAACTGCTCACCTACGGCAGCGCTGTGGGCGAGATGATCACCGACGGGCGGGAACTGTATGCCCTGTATAACGGCGACACCCGCAATTTGGAAGTGCGCCGCGCGGGGAACGGGCTGGATCTGTGCTTTTTCAGCGGCGGAGAGCCGCTGCCCCGGCCGGAGCTGCTGCTCTACTCCGTGCTGAACCCGGAGCCGGGGGCGGTGGCAGGCACCAGCCTGCTGCGGGGACTGCCCTTTGTGAGCCGGATCTTGTTGCAAATTTACAACACCATTGGCCAAAACTGGAGCCATGCCGGTAATCTGCGCTATGCGGTGGTGTACCGACCGGGCAACGACGCGGCGGACCGTGCCTATGCAGGGCAGCGGGCACAGACCATGGCTCGCTCCTGGCAGGAGGCTATGGATGCTTCGTCCGTGAAGGACTTTGTGGCGGTGGGCGATGTGGATGTAAAGGTGATCGGCGCCGACAATCAGGTGCTGGAGAGCGAGATCCCCGTGCGCCAAATGCTAGAGCAGATCGTGGCCAAAACCGGGCTGCCGCCCTTTATGTTCGGTCTGTCCTGGTCTACCACCGAGCGGATGAGCCGCCAACAGGCGGACCTGCTCACCACGGAGCTGAAGAATTATCGGCGTATTTTAACCCCGGTGATCGAGAAGATCGGGCGCACCTATTTGCAGTGCTGCGGCAGCGGCGCCCCCTTCCAGGTGGTGTGGCAGGATATTACCCTGCAAGACCAGACGGATACGGCCCAGGCCCATTTGTATGAGGCCCAGGCGGAGAAAATCAAAAAGGAGACGGAGAAATTATGACCGGCGGTTATGTAGAAAAGAGCTTTGCACCGGCGCCGGCGGATTTAGAGGCCATCGGCGCCTTTACCCGCCGCGCGTTTGCGCCGGAGGAGCTGTATGTGTTCTCCGTGGTGCTGTGCAACAACGATGTGGATCGGGATCATGAAAAGTTTACCTGTCGGGCGCTGGAGGAATTGGGCGCCCTGTTTGTGGGCAAGACCGGGATCTTTGACCACTCTATGAAAAGCGGCGACCAGACGGCGCGCATTTATGCCACGGCGGTGGTGCCGGTGCCCGGGCGCAAGACTGCGGACGGCGAGGATCTGGTGACCTTACAGGCCAAGGCCTATATGGTGCGCACCCCCGGCAATGCAGAACTGATCACCCAGATTGACGGCGGGATCAAAAAGGAAGTGAGCGTGTCCTGTGCCATGGGCAGCGCTGTGTGCTCCCTGTGCGGTGCGGATCGGCGCAGCGGCGGGTGCAGCCATGTGCCCGGCAGAAGTTATGACGGCAAGGTGGCCTTTACCGTGCTGTCCGACGCCACGGACGCTTACGAATGGAGCTTTGTGGCCGTGCCTGCCCAGCGAGAGGCCGGTGTGGTCAAGCACTATGACAGCAGCAAAGGAGACAAGACTGTGACAGAGAACGATGTACGCAAGACCCTGCAAAACAGCAAAGGCGCTGTGACCCTCACCTGCGACCAAGCGCGAGCGTTGGCGCGACAGCTGGACACCCTGGAGCAGGAGGCCCAGTTGGGCAAAAGCTACAAGCAGGAGTTGGCTTCCCAGGTGGTACGTCTGTGCGCCGGGGTGCTGCCTCAGATGGAGCTGGGCGTGTTTGAGGGCGTGGCCCGGGTGATGACTGCCAAGGAGTTGCAGGCCTTTAAGGCCGCCTTTGAGGCTGCCGATCGCCGTGCCAATATGCCGTCGCCCCAGCTGGCGTCCGGCGGCGAAAAAAAGAGCAACAACCAGGCTTTTGTAATTTAAGGAGGAAGAAACCATGGCAATTTATTTTGACGGATTTGACGACAAGATGCTTAGCTTTTACAGCGAGTCCGGTCGGGTGGGTATGCTGGCATACCCGGTGGCCAATAAATATGTAAAAGAGTGCGACAGCAAAAGCCCCAACTTTATGGGCTTTGTACGCAATGTGCAGGGCAACCTGGTGGGCGTGCAGCTGGGCGGCTATGTGGAGTGCAAGTTTACCGGTATCGCGCCTACGCCCGGCTACTGCGGCCTGATTGCCGACGGCAGCGGCGGCGTAAAAGTGGACGAGGAAAAGGCGGCAATCAAGCGTCTGGTTCTTTGGGCAGACGCCACCACCGGCATGGTCGGTTTTATTCTTTAATACAGGAGGTAATGTAAGATGGCTTATGATAATCTGAAACTGGAAAAGGGACTGTACACTACCGGCAAAAGCTTTACCCAGGCGCTGGAACAGATCGACCCTTCGGAAAATTACGCAGGCACCCCGCTGGAGGGGCTGGACGCTTATCAGCGCCAGCTTAAGCGCTTTGACATTAAAGTCAGTGGCATCGGCTCCGACACGGTGTCCAAATTCTTCCAGACCTCGGACTCTGCGGCGCTGTTCCCGGAGTATGTGAGCCGAGCGGTGCGCCAGGGTATGGAGCAGGCGGATGTGCTGCAAAAGATCGTGGCCACCACCACGGTGATTGACGGTATGGACTACCGCGCCATTGAGAGCGTGGAAAACGGCGAGCGGTTGACTGCCGCTGAGGTGGCGGAGGGCGCGTCCCTGCCTACCACCACGGTGCAGGTAAAGGATACGCTCACGGAGATGCACAAGCGAGGCCGTATGCTGGTGGCCTCTTATGAGGCGGTAAAGTTTCAAAAGCTGGATCTGTTTACCGTGACCCTGCGCCAAATCGGCAACTGCATTGCAGAAGGGCAGCTGCTGGATGCTTATGCGGCGCTGATCGGCGTGCATGATAGCGGCATTACTTTGGAGGGCGGTCTGACTTATGCCGGGCTG